CAAGCAGCACGCAGAGGCTTAATTAATGTACGTTGGTGTTAAACTGAAATTGGTGTACATTAGTGAGCAAAGTCTTGTTATAACTGTCGAGAAAAGAGGGCCTATCAAACACCAAGTGCCTCACGAAGTCTGTAGGTGTGGTGTGCCATATCCTGCGGTGACACAGTTGTCGCCAGACACATACTTTAGTTATTTGTATACAAGTTATCTTCAGCCGTTGTCACACACTGTGACTAGGCCCAACTCAGGTAGTTTATTGGACCTAATCTCTGAATTCAATACCATATTAGGGTATAGTCCTTGTCTGATACACATATTTGATTGCATCTTTGATTACTACATAGGAGAGTCAATAAGGTTAGACTTACATCATGCCTAAGGAAGAGGACTACAATCTTGCTGTTCAAACACCTTCAAGTCTATTAGATGGATTCTCCGTGGATACTACATATAGGATTTCAGGGGTGACACCATACGAAGCCATAGAGGAGAGATCAGGGGTGTCCTTCGATATATCAGATTTAATCAAAAGATTCTCAGTAGTTTGCCCAGACTTTCTAGATAGTCTGGTGATAGATCAGACCAACCTAAGCTTAGATTTCGCAATGAAAATGATCTATGAGGTGGGGCCTGCAAGCAGAAGTGTTAAAAAGGGAATGCCAGACAAGATAACCAAATTTATATTCCCATACAAAGACACCTTCACCAGTGCCTTTGTGTGCACTTTTAAATCCAATGCAGTCCCTGCTAGCAAGATAGGCAACAAAATAATACTTACAATGAAGCAAGCTAATCTACTTGCATTGATGAAGATGAACGAGCTGACAGACATATCAGTTGCCATGCCATCTCCAAAATATCCACTAACTCCCTTGGCTGGTGCGGTATTCTCAAAAGATGATATTCCCACCTTAGCTAATAGGTTGAACATGCCAGTTAATGTAGTGATTAGTGCGATAAACAGTTCATCGGCATCAGGTGGGCATTACATATCTCACTCCCAGTCTGAATTTGCAGTGGCTAGTTCAATTGCTGTGACAAGGAATGTCACAAGCAAACCTTTACGTGACTCTATAATTGGCAAAGTTGTCAAACAATATAACTCCATAGGAAAGACCTTTGACAAGGAGAAATTTCGCACTATTTGTGAATTTGCTCATGGAGGTATCTCCCATGATCTTAACCCGTCAACTCTCATTGAAGTGTATGAGGGAGCTAGGATGTCAATGGTCAATGCTAGCAAATTAGCATTGGCAACCCAAATGGCATCAACTATAACTACTCCTACATTTAGGCAAAGGACCCCTCCTACTGGCATAACTGATCTGTCTACCAGTAGATCACCTGCAACAAGCAGAAGACCTACCACCCCGAAGTGATAGAATTGTGTCTATTGTTAGAACCAGAGGGAATAATTATTAGTACTGATCTGGCTAACAAATATAGTTGTATATATGAAGGTTTTTGACTACTATATATCATAGGTTATAGCATACTTATTTTTCTTTTTTCAACTAACTTAGGTTTAGTTTTAGTTTGTAGCTTAGTTTTAGATTTAAAATCTTTCGAATGCCTCAGCA